AAGAGATGGAAGCTTTAGTTCTTTCTTATGATCTAGAAGATATTTCTTTGCGTGATTAATAATCTTGTTAAATGTATCTAAAAATATTTTTTCGTCATCTGAAGGTCCATCTTTGTTGAATAGGACAAGAGGAAATACAAATCCGTTAATTTTATTTTTATCTTCTGGAGATACATTTTCTACTACTCCAAAAGAAAAAATTCTAGGAGTAGAAATAATTAAATCACCTTCTGTACCATCTTGATATTTTGTTGATAAATAAATTCTACGAAATTTAACAGAAGTGTCTTTTAAACCTCCTGCTTGTGGCTTTGAAAAGATAATATTGTTGACGTTGTAGCCTTTGGCTGAAGTTAATTGAATGTCTGACATTTTTATTTAGTATATATTATTTTTTTAAATTTGATTTTTTTAAAATCAATTTTTTTTTTACACTTTAAAAATTAAGGTATATAATAAATGTTAACTAAACCATGGAAATACAAAGAAGATTGGTTAGTTTGGCCTAATGCCGCGATTGATAATATGAGTTATAATAGAGTTGATTGTGCAGACACAATTAATGGTGTATGTTATTATAATATACCGATTGAAGAATGTATAGACAAATCAAGCGATGGATTTGGGTATCATGTTCAATTTAAAAATGGCAAAAGTTTATGTGTTCCATTAAGAACATCATTATATCCAGATATAAATGTTGTTTATAAAGTTGTAAGTCAAGATGTCCATTCAAAACTGGATGATGTTTCTATTTCTACTTTTATAAATACAAAGAAATATGAATTTCCTCCTTTGCGCTCTAATATATTTTTTTATTTTGATGTGTTGTTGTTAAGAAATTGTCAAACAGGTTTAATATTAAGCGATAAAAAATTAGAGGATAATAGAATTGAATTTTTAAAAGAGTACGATAATAATGTAAATATACAAATTATACCTAAGTATAGTGCTGTAAAACAATTAACTAATAATGAAAATATATTATACGGAGCAGAGTTTAATATTATAATTGAAAAAAGCACTTTATTTTTAACCTTTAATAGTTTAACAAATACTTTCATATGGACGCAATCTAATATAGATGAAGTAAATACTTTTTTTAAAATTATACCTTTAAATATGGAGGGAGTGTATGATAAAAATAAATTAAATACGCCGATTAGTTATGCTGATAAGTTTACTATTTTTTATTCGAATAATATAGTTGTTAAACTAAATAGTGACAATATTTTAATAGGTGAGTATACTACGATAGAAAAATTATCAGAAGAGAGTGATACACTAATGAAGAGCACATTTTGCGTAATATCTAAGATGATAGGATATTATTGCGAAAATGATCAATGTAAACCGGTTCCATTAATTAACGTTACTAGAGATGTAAAGACAGATGAAACATTATATAATAATTCTACAGTAGGAAGAAATAAAGATTGTTGGGGTGCTTGTAAATATTGGGATAAAGAAACAAATTCAATACCAGAGTATTCAAACAAAAAACCTCCCTATAATTTTATTTCAAACAATAAAAATAAAATTAAAAGTATATTGCTATTAGTTTTGTTTATGACATTAATTTATGTTATATATTTATATTTAAGATAAAGAAATTTCAGTAGTTTCTTTGAGTATATTTTCTTCCTTCATTTTTTTAGTATGAATTTTAGCAAACTTGTACAAAATTTTTTTAAGGTCATAAGGAAGTTCATTAAAATCAAACATAATATCGTTATTAATAAACTTACCTGAGTAAGGTAGTATCATTGAATTTGCATTATGATTGTTTTCTAACTGATAACAAAGTATAAGTATATAAATAATTTCACAACCAGCAGTATCAAAGGTTTTTACAAGTTTCATAAACTTATCTTGTTCTTTTTGTGACATTTCTTCATTTTCTAAGTCTTTAGCTAAATTATTGTATAAGGGAAATATAATAGTAGACATTTTTATTTTAAAAGTTATCACACCTTTTAAAATTCAATTTTTATTTAAAGTAACCTTTATTTTCAGTAAATTTTAAAAAAGAATTATCTTCTTTAACTTGAGGTACATGATAACCTTCTTGTTCATTAAATTCCAAGTAAGAAACAGCATCTGAATCGCCGTATAAAGGAATTCCCATATCACCTAATATAGGATGTTGTTTTACTTGGTGCATTTTTCTTTGATTATTATTTGTTTCATTTGTAAATTTTTGTTTACTATTAACGGAGTTATATACCTCAACAATAAACCTTCTTATTTCGTTGCCATCATGAGGTCCTTTATAAATCATATAAGGTTTTCCAGATATAAAGAGAATAATTAAAGGTACATAGGTGATCGGAAGTATAGTATTTTTTGATTTTTTTATAAGTTCTTTATGAAGGTTAATATTAACTAACCCAAATTGACAACCATTTATTGATCCTGGTAATTTTTTAAATACAGGTATTAAGGAGTTACAATGTTTGCATTGTACAGAATAAAAAAGAATTAACGAGAATCCAGATAATGTATTACAAAGGATAGGTCCATTTGTACCTTTCGCTATATTAAAATCATCATTTCCTAAAAACAATAATCCAGCCATATTAATTTATTTTAAAAAAATATATATTTAAATCAAAAAATAAAAAATATTAATATAATAAAAATGACAAGTATTGAAATTTATGGCGTGGGTGGTGAGTACGGAGTTCTAAGTAATAACTATAAAACTTATACAAATATCGATGGAGAAACCTGGATGTCTGTATCAAATTATATATATGCAAAAGCTCTTCCATCTATAATGTATACTGATAAAATTAAAAAAGCAGACCCGAAAGATATTCATAAAGAGTTTGATAAATATATGACTAAAACTGAGGAAGATGTACTATCTGTTGCATTATTAGAAGCTTTGAGAGTTAAATTTCAAAATCCTAAGATAATGGATATTTTACTTTCAACTGGAAACTCTCCTATCATATATAAGTCTACTAACGGATTTTTAGGAGATGGAAAAGATGGAGATGGAAAAAATATGTTGGGTAATTATATGGTTCAAATTAGAGATGAGGTTCTAAATGAGAAAAAAAGAGAAAGAGAGATTGCTGAAAGAGAAGAACTTATATATAAAGCGTATTTAGCTAGATATGCACTTCAAGATGCATTCAATAAGGATGATGATTTAAAAGAATACTTTGATTTATCTTTTGACGAAATAGTTAATAAATATGGAAGAGAAAAATTATTGAAAACATCACCTACTAAATCTACTATCTTACAATTTTATAGCGAATCATCTGATGAAGATAAAAGTTTTATTAACCTTGCGATTTTGTACCCAAATATTTTAATATATAAAATTAGAAAAGATTTGCAGAATCTTGCTACTAGAAAAGAAAAGGCATTAAAAAATAAGGTATTTGATATGTATGTTCAAGATCTTATCAATAGAACATATAAGGATAAATTGTTAAGTAATGAACAAAAAGAAATGTATAAAAATAAGATGATATCGAATCTAACATATGAACAATTTGAAACGACAAAAAATAAAGTGTATTATGATTTGTTGAATAATTCGAATGATTTACAAGATGAAATTAAAAGATTAACATTGGAAGCAAATATTCCAACTAAAGAGGAAATCACAAACGCCGAACTTATTAATATTAAGGATGTTAATTTTTTAGAACAAAATAAAAAGAATGATTATATTGAAGAGGTTAAGTTAGAAACTACACTACCATCTCTACCTGAAAATACATATGAATATGTTCCTCCAGATTTTGATTTTAGCGAGTATAAAGTAAAAAAACCTAAAACAAATAAAACAAATAAAAAAAATAAAAAATCAGAATTTATGGAGGAAATTGTAGATAGTAGTTCTAGCGATGATGGTGCTTCTGATGATGATGATGAAGATTACGAAAAAAAATATAAAAAAGGTAGTGAAGCAGAAAAAAAATTAGAAAAAGTGTACCAACAACAACTAGAATTTGAAGAAGAACAGAAAAAAGTTAAAGAAATAGAACTTAAACCAGGATTTCAACTTGTAGATGTAAGTAAATTAAAAAATGAAGATTATAAAGTTGTTGATACTATATTAATGAAAAGTGATAATTCGTTTAGTTTATGGAAACAAAACGAACTAGCTAAAATAAAAATGAAGACTGATGAATATGTGAAAGAAAATAAGGATGAAATAGAACAAAAAAATTTTTTAGCCGAACAAAAAAGAGATTTTGATGAAAAAATAAAAGAAAAAATAAAAGAAGGTATTGAGAAAGAAAGAACATTGTATAAACAAAAAGAGAAAGAAGCAAAAGAAAACTATCGTTTACAACTTGAAAGTTTGAAAAAAGAAGATGGAACTCCTTACTTTTCGGAAGAACAAATAAATGATAAAGTAAATAAATTTAAATATATTCCAGATAAATCCAAATTTACTTTAACAAACGCGATTGAACAGATACACAAACTTAGAAAAAAAGAAATAGTAAACAATGCTGCTGAAATACCTACCGAACTCATAAATGTTGGCGCGCCTGTGCTAATATTCGCTGGAAAACCTCCTTTAAATTATGTAATTGAGGACTATAATCTTCAGTTATTATCACCAATCTACTATACTGGTTTATTAAAAATAAAAAATTTAGAGTACCCTACTATATGTCATTATTTATATACAATATGTTTTAGTTTAGAGTATGAAGTAAATACTATAAGAGACGCTTATAATTATATTTTAAATTATCCGATTGAGGAATACAATAATTTATTTGGAGGAAAGCCTAACCCCCCTTCAAGATTTCTTAGATATGATTTTCTTGCTGAATATTTAAAATATGTTAGAATTACAAGAGATACAAAAAAATTTAAAAAATTAGCTAAAGAAGCTTTAGACATTAAGTTTACAAATATTGATTATCAAAATATATTATTAAGTACAGGAAATAATAATATTATTTATAATGATAGACAAGATAGTTATCTTGGTACAAAAAACATTACAACTTATACTATAGAAAGAGAAGGATACACATCCACGGAACAATTTATACTTGCTATGAGAAAAAATGCTATACCTAATCGAGGATTAAATTTTGTAGGGAAATACTTAATGTGTTTAAGAGAGCAAATTTTAAATAATAGATTAGATGAAACTTTGATAACTGCAAATGATTTTAACAAGTTGTATTTACAAGGTAGTTTAACTACTAAAGAATGGACTGATTTAGACATAGATAATATGTGCAAAGAACTTTTAAAGTTTAAAAATGGTAGTTTAATTATTAATGAATGGGTTAATTCAAGGACAGATGATATGTGTAAAACAATTCTAAAGTTTAATGAATATTATAAAAAAAAATACGATACAACAATTAATTTTGAGTTAGGTATAGGTATTGAGCTTATTATTAAAAATATTTATATGAAAGCAAAAGAGATTTTAAAACTAGTTAAATCTGTTAATATACAAAATATTCCAACCATTTACAGAGACAGGTTAAAAAGCAAGTATAAAAATAGATTTTATGTATATGATGGCATATTTTGGTCTAATATTTTTTCAAACATATTATTTTTGGTGCAAAATGTTCCCGAACCTACATGTTATAAGATAGAAAGAATATTGCATGGTTCGAATATAATTGTATCTAATAGTAATCCTTGTTTAAAAATAATTCCAACTGGAGCTAATAAATTAAATTGTATAGTAGGAGCAATTTTAAATATTCTTTTAAATATACAAAAAATATATAAAGAAGGTGTGGTTCCTCAACCCCCACCTCCATCGGAGGTGAAAAATAAAATAAATAGAATTTTGTCGAGAAATGAAAGTGTTATTGATTTTAAAATTGAAAAAGTTGATATAGAACTAGCGGTATCAATTATTTTAAATACTAAGAGATTAATAAATGTCGAATTTAAATCACAAGATGAAAAATTAATATACGAATATATTAAAGATATTATGTTGGGCGAAGAAGTAGAAGAAGTAGAAGAAGAATCTATGCCTTTAGTTGCGGAGGAAGTAGAAGAAGGAGAAGAAGAAGAAGAAGAAGAAGAAGAAGAAGTAGGAAGACAAATAGATAGCGATTCGGAAGATAAAAAAGAATATGATTTTGAATATCAAGATGAATATTTAAGAAATAGCGATGAAGAAGGTGAAGACGCAAGGTCGGAACTAGGTGATTATGATTATAACCAATACGAAGAAGGAGATGAAGATGATTATGGAGATAATAATGATGGAGCAAATAAAAGTTATAAATCGAAAAAAGGTGAGAAGAAACCAAATAAATATGATGAAGGTAAAATAAATGTAATTGTGGATGAAATAGACGCATATATAAAAAAATATAATTTATTTGGAATACCAGTAGATAAAACAATCTGTAAATTAATATTAAATGGAGCAATGTTCATTGATGATTATAAAAATATGTCAATTGAGGTTAAAAGAAATAGATATAACTTCTTTAGCGGTAATCAAGTTTAAAAAATAAAAAAATAAAAAAAATAAAAAATGATATTTAAAAAATAAGTTAAACGAATAAAATAAAAATGTCATTCTCAGAAAACGTACAAAATTTAATTAACGACACTATTTTGAAGTACATCGATAAAGTATCCATTAAATACAAGATTAATAAAGATGATTTAGTTAAGATGTGGAACTCAAAAGAGAATAGTGAAGAAAAAATGTACGATGATAACAAACAAAAAGTGGTTAATGGTTTAAGCAAATTAACTAAACCTGAACTGGAAAAAATGTGTAAAAGTAAAGGTTTAAAAACTAAAGGTACAAAAGCAGAACTAATTGAGGTTCTTTCAAATGATGAATGTAAAAAAACAATTTTAAAGTCTCAAGAAAGTATAAATACAAAGCTAATAGCTAAAGTACCAAGTATAGCAATAAAAAGAAATAAATTTAATAATTATGAACATGAAGAAACATCTTTTGTTTTCGATAATAAAGAAAAGAAGGTTTATGGAAAGCAAAATTCTGATGGTTCTATTTCACAATTAACAAAAGAAGATATTAACTTATGTAACAAGTATAAATTTGCATATGTTATTCCAGATAATTTAGATAGTAAAAGTAATAAGGAAGGAGAAGGGGATGATGAATTGGAAGAATATATAGAAGATGATTTAAATGAAGATGATGACGTAGATGAAGATGAGTTAGAGGAAGTAGAAGAAGAGGAAGAAGAGTTTGAAGAAGAATTTTACGAATAAAATATTATTATTATTTTTAAACTTAAATATTAGTTTAAAAATTTTATTTCAAAAGTATTACTTCAGTAATATTTAAAATAAATGCAAATATTAACCATGCAATTAAAGGCACTATTAATAGTTTGCTGTTAAAATTTAGCGAAAAAATATAAGCAAATATACCTGTAATAATAGATAATAGAAGTATATATATAGCTAGTTTTTTATTTTTCTGACAGGAATAAACTATTATCCATAAACTCAATAAAAATACTAATATACTATAAAATAAATCTGAAATAACGTTGTTATTTTTTCTGGCATAGAACCATGAAAATCCTAACATTAGATAAAGTACAGGCCAGACTATTGAAAATACAATAGGAGGAGGTCTTATAGGAACTATTGCTCCAGAATCCTTATTTACGCCACAAATCATGGCAGTTCCATAACCTACGATTGATGGTAGAATAATAGGAATATATTCTGACATTTGTTTAATGAAATATTAAAATATTTTTTAATAATAAATGATTTTACGTTTATTATTGCTACTAAGTTTAATAGCTGGTGTTACTGCATCAATTTTAATGTATAAAAGAGAGTCTTGGTCTAATACTTATTCTGGATGGCCTGGACCTATAGAAAATCCATATGCAACAAATATACCTGCTTTATATGGTAATCCTAAATATATGTCTAAATGTCATTATACATATAATCCAAAGTCAAATACCGGATACTTAAGTATGAAAAATTTACCAAATTGAAAGTTTTTATTTTATACCTATACACAGGTATAAAATATTAATCACTACTTTTTAATTTTTTTACAATTATCTTCATGCTTTATATTTAATTTAGTTACGAGACTTTGTATATCTACTAGTTCTTGTGTATTTCCTACTTTTATTGTAGCACAGGGATTTATACCATCTTCTCCGTATGCTAATTGATATGTTGAACCGATAGTATCTCTACATGTTCCATCGTATTGAACTTTTATATCTTCAGTTAATTTTACAATTCTTCTTTGAATATATCCTGAAACAGATGTATTCATTGCTGTCGCAAATTCCTTTAATTTTCAAAAAAGGGCGGACTATATCTTAAGCAAGTTATAATTGGCTAGATTACTACTCACCGACTCCCGTTAGAAACGTTATATTACCTATATTTTCAATTATAAAATCATAACTTTTCCAGTCTGAAAAAATTAGTTTTTCTTTACATGTTAAGCTTAAATTGATATAATAGTATATTTCTTTTATGTTTTTAAAACAAATTCTTAATAATTTAATATCATTTTCAATACAAAATAAAGTTTTTTCAATATCGTATTTTTGTATTTTATTTAAAGCATTAAAATCAGGAGTATATTTTCCTGAAATCTGAAAATGTTGAACACCATCAAACTCAATTAGTATATTATAATCTTGCAAATAAAAGTCAAATCTTCTGTTTTTAAGATTATTGAATGAGTATTCTTGTTTAAAAGATATATTAAGAATATTTAGTATGTCATTGATTTTTTTTTCACCACGAGACTGGTTACATCTTGGACACCAAGTGGATGATTTAATTCTATCTAATCTAGCATTCCAAATATTATTACATTTACCACATTTCCAAGTTAAATTTGTTTTATTATTTGTATATATATCTGATAAACATAATCCTCCTTTATCTATTGCAATTTATTTTGCAATATCAATATTATTATTTAATTTACCAGAACAATAAGGACACCAGTTATTTAAATACTTAACATTTTTAAAACTATTAAAAAATAAATTTTTACATTTACCACATTTCCAAGTTAAATTAGATTTATTATTTATATAAATATCTGATATACACAATCCATTTTTAACTTTTATAGCAAATTCTTTTACTTCATCTATTGTATATTTTATTTTTCTTTTAGACATTTTTAATATGTCTTTGAATATTTATATTTTTTATCATTTTTTATTGTTGTTTCTTTAAGTCTCTGAGCGAAGACCATATCCTTGCCATTACGGACTTAGGTCTTTTACGCGCGGATCACCCAATCCTTAATATTTTTACAAAACCACAGGTTATTATCCTTGGTATTCTATATAATTTCTTGTATAGAAGTTGTAATTAAGGCTCTAAGGGACTTCCCGTCATTATAAGGAGTCTTGCCATATAAATTATATGACTAGGTAGTTATATATTTTTAAAACATATTAAAAATTTTTGTCTTACATTGTTTGTCCAAATAGGTATGACAAAAAACCTATAGGCAACTACCTGTTTGTGACACATTTTATCACAGCAACCTTCTCTTCCACTCATAGAGTGGAAATAAAATTGTCTAGGATTTAAACCTTTAATAAAAGAAGAGTCAATAAATCCTCTTGATTCATATTCCATTTCGATTGATAAATTTTCTAATGGATAATGTGGCAAAGTTCTTTTTCCGTTATTTAAAACTGGGTTTATTCTTTGACCTAATAAATTTTGTTGACCAAGTAAACCAGTAATTTGAGCAACATTAAAGTAGTCTCCTTTTGAACCAGATTTAACTGTAGAAAGAAAATTATTATTTTGACTAAGTGAATCTTTAGCAATTTTTAATCCAATATCTTTTGCTTTACTTAGAGCACCCGTAATTCTAACTTCTCTAATACCTGCATGAGAAGTTGTAGATTTTATAGTTTCAGCTTCTATAAGACATTTTTTAATTACATCACTAATTTCTTGCGCCTTTTTTTCATCTTGAATTAAACAATCTTCGATTCCTATAGAGAACCCTTCTAATAATAACCATCCATTGCTTATAAACTGAATAGAGTCTATAAATGATGCTGTGACATCTGGTCCATACTCTTTATGTATAATTTGAATTAGTGAGTTATTTACAGCTCCTAATGTAGTTTTGTCAAGTGTTCCTTCATATAATACACCTTTATATATTTTGACTATTGGTTCATCGGGATTTACATTATTTTTTTTTTCGTAATTTAAATCATTTGGCAATGCTAATGAAATTAGACCTTTTCCATGAAAACATTGCGCCTTCTTACCTTTTTCTCTAAAAACTTTTCTTATATCTTGTATTTTACTTTGAATATCTTTTAAAGATAAACCTGTTGTCATTGAAAGGTCATAAAATTGGTCTTTTCTAACCATTTGAAGCCCTTTTGTCATTTTATATGCACCAAGTAAAGAATCTTGGACTATACACATATTTGGTTTACTACTTTGTGCAGATATTATAAAATTTTTTGAAGCAGATATTAAACGCATTTCTGCCTGTGCTTCTTGTGATTGGGGGATATGTATGTTCCAGAATGTATTTTAACCTGTATTTATAGTTAAAAATACTCTTATAAGTTTCCTCATAAGCTTAGACTATACCTTAAGCTCTTTTAAGGTAGAGAATTTTTATAATTAATTGCTAATCTTATTTTATCTTCTAATAACATATTTTTTACTGAAAACTTTTTTATTTTTGTATTTGGTACTCTAACATTAATATAAGATTAGCAATTTAAAATCATTTTTTTTCTCTTTTTAAAAGAACCGATAACCGTTATTCGATGTATAAACATCTACTAGTCGTTGAACGCACTCCATAAATCAAATTTTTAGGAGTTCGCTGCGGATTGCCCAATCCTTGATATTTTTACCATCCGTGAGGTTATTACCCTACTGCTGCATTTAAAATTTCTTTTAAATCGCGGTAATCAAGACTCTAAGGGGTTTCCCGCAATTGAGTTATCTTGCCAGACATATATCTGACTAGGTAGTTATATTTAAGAGTAAGTTACACTGTTTATCTTTTATGATGTCTTACTCAACCATAAAAGCAGCTACCTGTTTGAAACTAAACTTTAAATGTCCATTTCGTCACCATCGAACGCGATGGTCCTTATATTTTCATATAAGGGCTAGACTGTATCTTAAGCTAATTCAGGATTGATTATTTCCTTCATTATTAACCGACACCCGTGCGGTCGTTGAACATAAACCATGTCCTATCATAACGGATTTAGGTTTAGTGAGCGCGGATTGCCCAATCCTTAACGTTTTTACTATTTCTGAGGTCATTATCCTAGATATTATATAGTGTTTCCAATATATAAGTAGTAGTCAAGGCTCTAAGGGGATTCCCGTCATTATAAGGTGTCTCGCCGCTATGTAAATGCGACTAGGTGGTTATACTGTTTATCCTCAAAAAGGCAGCCACCTATTGCGGACCTGTTATTTTTTATGAAGATATATTTTCTATTATATATTTAACTGATGAGCTATTAATTTCTTTTTTTAGTCTTTCAACAAAATCTACTGCAATTTTAAAACTATCTTTTATATCGACAGATTTTCCTCCAAATGAAATTCTATGTAATGTTTGAACTCTTTTATTTTTTAATCCAGAAACCATAATTAAAAACGTGTCGCTATTTCTTGAATTATTATGATAACTTTTACATGTTATTGTTGTAATAACATCTTTATCCTCTAAAACTTTATCTACTTTTGGTTGATATTTATAAGAATCTTTACCGACAAAACTTGGAGATATCACAATATTATCAGTTATCTTTTTAGCATATTCAAGACATTCTTCATTTGAGCCTGAAAAATAAATTCTTATATTATCTTTTTCGTTTTTAAGTTTTACAATAATTCTTAGACCATTTGAATTTACTAACGATATATTTTCGATCTGTAGTGGTTTTAGCAATTCTAGAGTTTTTTTTGGGTTAATTTCTTCTTTTTTTAAGTTGAAAAAAGTTCCGACGCATACATCTTTAACCCTTCTATTTCGAGTTTTATCTATATACTCATATTTCTTAATTTCAAAACTATACAACACACTTATATCTTTAAATAATTTGGAATATTTTTTACCAATTTCTTCTATATTATAACCATTTGGAGAGAGTGTATTATAATTAACCATATATTCTCCTTCTTTTTGATTTATATCTGCAATATCTTTATTATATAATCTTTCTTCTTCATATACGATAAATTGTTCTGGAGAATATTTTGTCAAAGCTACATACAGGGGTTTATTTTTATTAATTTCTAAACTTTTATTATTATAGTGTTGTTTGCATCTATTTAATATTCCTGCTTTGCATATGTATGTTTTAGAATAGTTATGACTAAATGTTTGGCCAATATAAGATTTTTTTTCTGGAATGCAGTAAATTCTATATATAATTGCGTAAACCTCATTCAATTCGGTTTTCTTTTCATCTCTTTTTTTTATGGGATGATTTTGTTTTAATAGTTCATCAAGATTCATTTTATTATTATTTTTTATTTCTTTAAATTTATTATCTTCATTCATTTTAGCGCCTATTTTCATCCGCGTTGTATGCCTTATTTATACTTAAATTGAACCTGAAAGTTTTTCCATCATGAATTACAATTTCTTGAGCCATCATCGAGCCTACATGAAGAGTAGGCTGACGGTTTAATAAAACTATATCTCCATTTTGGAGTTGTCTTTCGCAAATATCACCAATATTCAGATGATATAATCTTTTTTCAGGATATCTAATATTTTTTACTAATTCTCCGTTTCGTTTCAGTTTATCACCATGTTTTAGAACTTCTTTTCCGTTATTATTTTCAAACTCATATTCTTCACCTGTTTTTTCATCTTTTCTGATAATAATATCTCCGTGATTTAATCTTGTACCTTTATTAAAAATATGATGATGAATATTAATTCTTTCACCATCCTTCTTTTTAACTATATTTACTTTTCCTTCATTAACTAGGTTATTTAGATACTCATAATTAAAATTTGTAACTTGAACAGGTATAGTTAATGTCTTAGCAACTATTTTTGGAATACCTAATTGTCCCATTTTTAATGTAGGGTCGGGACCTATTACAGTTCTCCCTGTAAACTCACATCTTTTCAATTATACCAAACTTTTAAAGATATTTAATCCTTTAATCTAACGTTTTTTGATTATCGATATCATGTTCTTTGCTATGGGAACATGAAATCTAAAATCAAACACCTTCTCAGATGGGTTTAGACTATATCTTGAGCAATCATAGAGATTAGTCATTTCTCTCATGCCCGTATCCATTTAGTCGTTGAACCTTCTCCACCTCTATTTTTTAGAAGAATATATCCTTACTATTTTGCTTAAAAGCAAACGGATTTAGGAGCTTGGCTGCGAATTGTCCTTTTCATATTTAACATTTTTACTATACCTTAAGTTATTAGCTTAAGCCACTATTAAATTTCTTTAATAGTTTAGTAGTTAAATATGTATTATATTGGAGTTTCCCGCAATTTGAATACGTTGCTAGCCATAGCGCTAACTTGCCTTAATTTTAATAAGACATGGGCTAATAAAGTTTACCCATTATGTTACTGCGAATTAACCCTTCTTTACCGGTTATTCTTTCTTTTAAACCTTTTATAGGTCTTCCACTAGTTGTATGTTTTGCTCTTGAAGCTGAATTATTATAAAATGTAGATATTCTAAATTTAAGTGTTTGAATGTATTTTTGTCTTTTTGTATCAGAAAGAGGGACACCATCTTCCATTTTTAAATGGTTATTTGCTTTTATAATTTCAACTAATTGAATTGTTAGATCATCGTCACATGTTTGGCCATCTGCAAGGACGAAGGGTCTACAACAATAAGGAATAACAGGAAATAATGTCATGATTAAACTTTTAGGATGTACTAAGTTTGGATCAAATCCCAGTAATCTAACGTTATCATCGGTTAAATTTTCAAAAGTTTTCTTAATATCATCAACAGGAATAACTATGCTTATTTTTCCTTTATCTTTTTGCTTATAAACCATTGAAATATTATTATCAGTAGAATTATATTTAATATCAGGTTGAGGATGAGAACATTTAGGACACATATCAATCTTTTCTATTTTTTCCAAGATTTTATCAAATCTTTTTGTAGACTTTATTTTTGTTAAATTATTTAGCTTTATTTGATCCTCTGTAATTAATAAACTATTACATTTAATACATACACACCTTAAAAAGTCAACTACTCTTTTATAGAATAAAGGATGAATTATGCTTTCATTAAGAGAAATATACGAGAAGTGTCCTGGACACCTCCAAATGTCTAGATCACATGTCTCGCATGGTTTATTATTTTCTATAGGCCCCATCCGGGGATCGTAAACAGTTCCATATGCACCCCCGTTTTTATCCGCACTTATCAACTTAGGATTATCTATCTCACAAACAGAAATATCTCTAATGTCTTTTTCGGATAAGATACCAAAAATAATTTCATCTAAATCTCGAACGTCTTCTTCCATTATATTATAAATTAAGTTTGTATTTTAAAATTTAAAATCAATTTTTAAAATTAAGATATGTATATTTTAACAAGTCCTTTGTTTTTTAATATCGTATTTTTAAGATTTTATAAATCTATTGCAGAAGCATCAAAAGAAACAAATATTGGAAGAACGAATATAGAAAAATGTTGTAATGGAAACAATAAAACAGCTGGTGGGTATATTTTTAAATTTATGTCTTAATTGAGATATAAATTTTAATAGAAGGATATACTTCTTCTAGCCGTCATATTTCTAACTATCAATATTATTAAAGCTAAAATAACAATAACTCCAACACTAAGTGATACTATTTGCATTGTTGATAGATTTGAAAATATTCCTACTTGCGGTGCAGCAGGTGGTACAACTGGATTAACTACAGGTGTAGGACCTACGGGACCATCAGGACTAGGTCCATATGGACCATCAGGACTAGGACCATATGGACCATCAGGACTAGGACCATATGGACCATCAGGACTGGGACCTACAGGGCTAGGACCTACAGGGCTAGGACCATCAGGACTAGGACCTACGGGATTTACTGGTCTAACAGGGCCTGCTAAATCAGGAGGACAATTTGCGATACAAGTATTTACACCGCCGGTGGTGCAATTACCTGTTTTACATACATCACACGCGACTCGGCAACATTCTGCTTTCTGTTCACTAGTTGGAGATGGCATATTGCATTTACTGAGATAAACAGGATATACACCTGGAAAATTGCGATCAAAGTCATCTAAATCAAAACCAAATAAGTTATTCATTTTTTATATAATAAATTTTTTTATTTTTTTTATTTTTCATATTTTTTTTGGTATTTAAGAATTAAAAAAAATAAACTAAAATGTCGAAATACCTAAATATAAACTCTGAAATATTCATGGTTAATCAAGATGAGTATAATATAAATTATATAGAAGAATTTTGTAATTTAAATATACTTAAAAATTTAGGAGAACATGAACGAATTGTATCTTTGATAAATCAAATGTCCTATTTATTTAACACTCAAAAAAGTATAAGTTTTTATAACATAACACATGGCGGATATATACCAATTAAATGTGCGGATTTTTACGATAAAATTTTTATAAAAAATGAAGGTGATGAACAGAATAATAAAAATATCGAAACAAATATAAACTATTACAATACTCAAAATATTACTTTTACAAAAAAAGTATTAAAAACAGATGTTGTTGTTGTTTTAGAAGATATTGTTGCAGACCTTGTTTTTGATGCTAATATTATTATTTGCAACTTGAAACATATTAAATTAAAAGATAAACAAACACATGACCTGTACTATTTATCTAATACAAATCTGATTATATTAGTGGATAAAAAAGTTAATTTAAAATTTATAGAAGAATTTAAGTACTATATACAAAATAAAAACTATTTATACTATGACAATCTAATTCATTTAGCTATGATTATAAAGAATGGAGGAGATAGTTTAGAAAATGTTTTAAAACAAAATCTAGATTTTATAGATAGATGGACTATATTAGATACTGGAAGTACAGATAACACTATAGAAATTATAAAGAAGGTTTTAGTAGGAAAGAAGAAAGGTGAATTATACCAAGAACCATTTATAAACTTTAGAGAAAGTAGAAATAGATGCTTAGATTTAGCCGGTAAACATTGTAAATTTATAATTACGTTGGATGATACTTATATTATGAAAGGCTCGATAAGAAATTTTTTAAATACAATTAGAGGTGATCAATTTTCAAGTAGTTTTAGTTTATTTATTCAAAGTGATGATGTGCAATATACGAGCAATAGAATTATTAAAAGTTCCTATGATTTAAGGTATATTTATAGAATACATGAGGTTATAACACCAAAAAATAATACAAATGTTATAGTTCCTATGGAACGCGCTTACATTTTTGATTATAGGTCTGATTATATGGAAAATAGAACTATGACTAGGAAAAAACTAGACTTAGACTTATTATATAGTACAATAAAGGAATATCCTGATGATTCAAGAGCCTATTATTATCTAGGACAAACATACAACTTATTAAACGAGCATGAAAAGGCATATGAAAATTTTTTAGAAAGAATGAATCATAAGGATGACGGATTTTTTCAAGAAAAATTAGATGCTATATTTGAAGCTGCTAGAATTGCAAATTTTAAAATAAATAAACCATGGGAAATATGTGAAGAATTATATTTTAAAGCATATAATATGGATAAAAATAGACCGGATAGTTTATATTTTGTAGCTATACACTACTATTTAGAAGCTAAAAATGGAATAAATGAAGATAAAAACTATAAAAAAGCATATGATTTATTTAAAGTTGGTTTTGACGTAGGTTATCCAATAAATAGTCAGTACAGCTTAAAACCTACTTTGTCTTATTATTTTCTTCCAAAATTTTTAACAGAATTATGTTATATATTTGATGATTATATTACAGGAGAAAAAGCGAGTAATCTTTTCATAGATACAGTTGAAAATAAAATAACCGATGAAATATATAAAAATATTTATAATGAGACTGATAATAATGTTGTTAGATCTTGGAATGCCATCTATAAAATACTTAATATTATACCATACAATATGTTAAAAAATAAAGTCGAAGAAAATAAAAATACTAAGCCATATTTATGCTTTCTAGTAGATGGGGGTTTCGGTAATAAATGGTCAGGTAAAAATATTGAAACAACTGGTGTAGGAGGTTCTGAAACATTTATTATCGAGATTAGTAAGTATATTCAAAAAAGTGGGTATTATCAAGTTATTGTTTTTTGTAACACAGATAAAGTAGAAGAATATAAAGATGTTAAGTATCTTCCTCTTATAGATTTTTTTAGTTTTATTCAGAAAAATTTTGTAGATTCATGTGTTGTTTCAAGATATACAGAATATACTCCTGTATGTTTACAATCTAGTAATATAAAAAATGTGTATATATCTCTACATGATTTAGTAGTTCCAACTTCTATAGTTATACCGAGAAATAATAAACTTAAAAAGGTATTTTGTTTATCGGAATGGCATGTCGATTATTTTACAGGTGTATTTCCATCCTTAAAAGACATAACAAAAAGTTTCAATTATGGTATTGACATAGATAAATTTGACTTTAATAAAAAAAATGTAAAAAAAATACCTTATAAATTTATTTATTCATCCTTCCCTACACGCGGATTATTACCTTTATTACAAATGTGGCCCAAAATAGTTGAAAAATATCCTGAAGCTAGATTACATATACATACAGATGTAAATAATAAATGGTCAAATGATACTTGTCCTGAAATAATGGCAAAAATAAAAAATATTCTTTCAACTAAGAATGATACTATAATTTATCATGGATGGACCAGTAAACAAGAACTAGCAAA